CAAAGACTTTATATTGATTGGGCATGGGGTGCTTCAGAGTGTCCAGTAGGACAAACTGTAATTGCCGAATGTTATGCCAATATTAATCCAGATGTTTACCCAAATGTATGGGAAGACCGCTGGTTAAAAGAGTATGCCACACAACTTATTAAGAGAACTTGGGGTAATAACTTAATGAAGTTTAATGGACTTCAGTTGCCAGGCGGAGTAACATTAAATGGCGATAAAATTTATGAAGAAGCTGTGGCTGAAATTCAAAGACTTGAGCAAGAGATTCAAGACAAGTACGAGCTCCCCGCAGAATTTATGCTCAATTAGAACTCAGTAGGTAGTTAAATGTCCTTTTTATATAAATAAAATAAAAAGGAGGATTTATGAAAGTTTATTGTATAGAAAATAAATTGAACGGTAAAAAATATATTGGTATAACAAAAGGTACCATAGAAAGAAGATTTAAACAACATAAACAATTAGCAAAAAATGTTAGTAAAGAAAACCAACATTTACACGATGCTTTAATTAAATATGGATTTAAAAATTTTATTATTTACCAACAAGATGAAGCGGAATCAATTGCTGAGTTATATGAAAAAGAAAAGTATTGGATTAAAACATTAGATACCAAAAAAAATGGTTATAATGAAACTGATGGTGGTGAAGGTTCTCACGGTAGAGTTTTATCGGAAGAAACAAAACAAAAGATTAGGGTTGCAGCAATAAAAAGATTTGAAGATGTTGAACAAAGAAACCACTTATCTAAAAAAAGTAAAGAATGGTTGGCTCAACTAAGTAAAGAAGATAAAGAAATGATATCTAAAAAAATATCCATTTCTAATATGGGCAACCAAAGAGCCAAAGGTAAACATTGGACTTTATCGGATGAAGCAAAAAAGAATATTGGTAATGCTAAAAGTAAAACTTGGTTAATAACATATCCTAACGGTAAAATAGAAACAATAAAAAACATGAGAGAATTTTGTAGGAATAATGGTCTAGACCAAGGTGCTTTGATTAATGTATCTCGTGGTAAAAATAAACACCATAAAGGATATATCTGCCAAAAGGTAAATAATTAACATGGGTATTAACCAATACTTTAATAATTATGGCAATTCTGCTAAGCCAGAACAAAGGGTCATAGAAGATTTAATCGTAGAATCCATAAAAATTATGGGTTTTGAGGCGTATTATCTTCCAAATGATAATGATTCTGCTCGTGATTTAATCTATGGTGAAGATCCGGTTAAAAAATTTGGATCTGCTTTTCCATTAGAGATGTATCTTTCTTCTGACCCAACAGATTATATTGGTCAACGAGATGTATTCAGTAAGTTTGGACTTGAAATTAAAGATGATGTAAATGTTATGGTATCTCGTAGATCATTTCAAGAACGAGTACCACAAAATACATTTACAAGACCAAGAGAAGGTGATTTAGTTTATGTTCCATTTTTAAATGGTGTTGGTGAATTGTTTGAAATTAAATTTACAGAACACAATAAAGATTTTAATATGTTGGGTAAAAAATACCCATACTTTTATGAACTTGTGTTGGAGAAATTTAAATACTCACAAGAATTTATTGCTACTGGTATTGATGAAATTGATTCTGTTGTTACAAACAATGCTTACACATTAAGTTTAAATCTTGGTTCTGGTACAGGACTTTATGCAATTAAAGAAACTGTGTTTCAATCACCAGACGGCACATCAGCAAACGCTACTGTTGTGGCAATTGTACAATCATTTAAACCTGCATCAAATACATTAACAGTAACTAATATTGCCGGTGAATTTATTGATACTGAAGTAATTATTGGTGAAACCAGTAATGCACAATATACACTATCAACATTTGATCCATTAGATCCTGCCACATTCTCCGATAAATACGATAACAAAGCCATATCAAATAGTGCAGATGCAATTATTGATTTCTCTGAAACTAATCCGTTTGGTACCATATAATGTCTACACCAACATACAATAGAATCATTCGTAAACTTGTAGTAGGTTTTGGTAATCTATTCAACGATATTACTTTGGTTCGTTACAATCCAGATTTGTCTGAAGCACAAAGAATGCTTGTGCCAATTGTTTATGCAGCCAAAGAAATGTATGTTAAACGTCTTGAAGATGATCCTAATTTAGACAAAAAAGTTCAGATGACATTACCTAAAATGTCTTTTGAAATGATGGGTATGACATATGATGCCAGCAGAAAACAAAATACCAATATAAAAGGTTTTGCACAAACTAGTTCTGGTGTTGTATCACAATATAATCCTGTACCATATAATTTTGATTTTAATCTTTACATTTATGTAAGAAACATTGAAGATGGTACACAAATTATAGAACACATTCTTCCATTTTTTGCACCAGATTATACAATCAAATTAAATTTGGTACCAGAAATGGGAATCGTTAAAGAAATTCCTATTGTTTTAAATTCAGCCAATCAAGAAATTGAATACGAAGGTGATGCACATACAGTAGAAACTCGTATGATTATTTGGACTTTAAACTTTACAGTTAAAGGTTTTGTTTATGGTGCTATCAGTTCTGCTGGATTAATTAAAACTTCTATTACAAATATATTAAATGAAATTCAGCCAAGTGACACGGTTATATTTAATATGTCAACTCCAGGGGTTGGTTCTTATCAAATTGGCGAATTAATTTATCAAGGATATTCATTAAATTCTTCAACAGCATCAGGTAAAGTCGTTGAGTGGAATAATAGTGAATTACACATTACAAACATTAATGGCAATTTTACATCAAATATGCCTATTGTAGGTTCGATATCAAATTCAAATTATGTATTTACTTCTTATAATGTAACTTCCCAGGTACCAGTTAATATGGCACAAATTATTATTACACCTAATCCTGCAAATGTTGATTCTGCTAATGTAGCCAATGGAAATTACACTTATATAACTTCTATTGGCGAAGGCGGTGGAACACCAAGTGTTGTTATTGGAAATGCCAATAATCAAATTGTTTATGTACCACCAGTACCATTCCCTAATTCCGAATCCATCGATTTGATGACTTAAATCCATGACAAAACAACTACAACTCAAAGGATATCCAACAAGCGTATTAGCTAATACTATTGGTGCGGACAGAGAAATTATTGTTGATGTCAATACCAGAGATATTACAGTACATGATGGCAGTAGACCAGGTGGTTATAGGTTATCAACAGAAACTTTAATGTATAATTACATTAATCAAAATACAAATTCTGCAACGGGTTTGGCTTTAACCACATCACAAAATGCTTATAATCAAGCCAATACTGGTACCATATTAGCTCAATCGGCATTCAATAAAGCCAATTCATCCGCAGCCAATACAATTTATACTCAAGGCGTAGATACAACACAAAATACTTGGATATCAGCAAATCAAATTTATAACCAAGCAGCTTACGCTCAGGCAAATTTAACTGCTGGCGGATTGTTAGCAGCAAATGCTAATATTGCTTTATTACAGACCGGTCTTAATACCGTTAATACCAATATCATTTATACTCAAGGTATTAATAACAGCCAAAATAATGCCATTACAGCAACAGATGGTAAAATGCAGTCGGCTTATAATCAAGCCAATGCTGGTACTGTTTTAGCTCAGGCAGCATTTAATTCTGCCAACAATGTATTTCCACAAATACAACCATCATTTAATGTGGCCAACTCAGCCGCAGCCAACACCATTATTACTCAAGGCGTAGATGTAACTCAAAACACCAGACTTACTATAATAGAAGGTACTGACGTAAGCCAAAATGCTTCTATTACAACACAAAATAATTTCATTACTATTATTCAAGGTGTGGATGTAAGTCAAAATGCTCGTATGACCATCATTGAAGGTGTGGATTTAACACAAAACAATAATATTACGTTGTTACAAAATTATGTTAATTCAGCAAATGCTAATATATCAATTCTATTTGGTATTGAATCTAGTCAAAATAATTCTATTGTTGTTACTGACGGTAAAATGCAGTCGGCTTATAATCAAGCCAATACTAGTACTGTTTTAGCTCAAGCGGCATTTAATTCAGCTAATAATGTATCACCACAGATTCAACCATCATTTAATGTGGCCAACTCAGCATCTGCTAATACCATTATAACACAAG